TTATCATCAATTATTTTTCCATTGTACTCTGTTATTGATGTCTTTTTTGTAAAGAATTTGAAAGCGTCTGACCCTACAAGAATGAGGTAATCGTACGCATTTTCATCGATTTCGATATCGACATCTCTTTTTAGAATTTTTCTCTTAGAACTATCACTACATAGTGCATATCTATCAAATTCAAACTTAAAATATTTACTGTAATTTATACTACTGGGTGTAGTTTCAACTAATGCTATCGCCATATAATTTTCCTTTTAATCTGTCTATTTCTGCTTTTACTAGATTGCCTGGGTCTACATTATCTCGTAGTTTTACTACTCTCGCAGACATCTCTAGCTTCTCAGCTAAGTCTTTTGCTTTCTCAGCTGCTTGTCTTCCCGCCTCGTCCCCATCAAACATAATATCTATCCCTTGAACTCCTTGAAGTTTGAGTAGACTTAGTTTGACCCAACTCACTTGTTGTGTACCAAAACAGCACACAGTATTTTTGAGACCTTTGTCCCAAAGATTGAGAGCATCAAATATGCCCTCAACTAATATAACTCTATTCTGAATAGGTTTTACCTTTGCTGGACAGAACGGCATTTCCGCTCCTACTGGGTAGATATAGTACTTCATAGTACTAAAATCGTCCAGACTTCTACCTATCAATGAAACTGTCTTACCTGTAATATCTCGGATTGGAAAGATGATACGATTTTCGAATTGGGGTACATTCCAAGTAAACGCGTCCCATATACGCAAGGTCTCCTCAGATATGTTTCGAAAACCGCCACCTCTCCATTCCAATCTATCTTTCGGGAGTTGAATTCCGACAGTTTCGCTTTTAACTTTTTGTATCTTTTCTTTTATTCTATGCACTCTTACTTCTAGTGGACTTGATGGTGCACCAAAGTGTGTAAATAAATTACCCTTAAAACCACAGGAAAAACAATGAAATATTCCTGTAATTCTATCCACTCTCATTGAAGGATTGTTGTCATCATGTTCAGGATTAAGACAATGAATCTTAGCGTCTTTCCCACTTATCTGATACTTTATTCCTTTCTCTTTTAATAAATCTTCTGCTATCATAATTACATATATTATAACAAATTTTTAAGGATTTGTCAAGAAATATTTTCCGCCTCCATAGTCCATCTGTAATAATCCTTTTCGATTATATACTTACCGCCTCTGCAATATACTTCTACAGTTTTATTATTACTAAGTAGGGCTGCAGCTGCAGCTCCTGTTCCACAGCTTGGTACATAACCTACACCTTTTTCCCAAATATCTACAAAGATATTACCATCATAGAGAAAGTGTACTTGAATTTGATTCTCGTTCCATGTTGTATCTATCTCCTCTACATTTCTATGATAGAGTGTCTTTTTGTTTCTGTTTATTTCTATCATGTATGGATATATACCGTCACTACTAGCTAAAGGAGCTAAGAAAGTAATCTTTCCATGTTGTGCTAACTCAGCATTAAAACATACATTTGCTGTGCTACCATCAACATTCCATATTTGACCTGTATTTATATTCTTCCATTGACAATATCCTATCTGATGTAGAGGATTAGTGTCTGCTAGAATTATTACTTGTCCATTAACTTTGACTTGTGTTTCCACGGTAGTTCATCTCCTAATTTTTCGTGTTCTAAAAATGATGGGTCGTTTTCATAATACATCGACTTCCATACTAATTCTGCCATCTGAAACCAGATAGCGATTGCTCTGTTTCTAAATTCTTCGTCACCCCATAAATAATATAATAACCACCATTCTTTATCAAATTTACATACTCTTACTTCTGCACTATGTAGTTCAGGTATATCTACTAATACTCTTAGTCTTTGACTACCTGCTATTGGGTACCAGTTTGGCATACATAGAAACGGTGACCGTATGCCCTCTTTTATTAGTGCTTCTTTTAGTGGTTTATTTTCTGGTACATTTTTTATATTTTCTTGTACTTTTTCTTGTTCTAGTAACCAACCAACTGTTCTCACATACCAAGTATGTGGTGGAAGTGGTACTAGTTCGGCAGTTTCTCTACTTACTCTATCGTATGCCATGTGTTCTCCTAAACTGGTGGAGGTGACTGGAATCGAACCAGCGACCTACTGCGTGCAAGGCAGTTGCTCTCCCTGCTGAGCTACACCCCCTATAAATCATAAGTATCTTCCCCTGTTGTCATTGTTTCTTTTAGCTCGGCTTTTTCATCTGGGTCAAGTGCAGTATGAGGTCCAATCTTTAATGTATCCCAATTCATTTCAGATACAAAGGTTTCTGCTTTTCCATTTCTCATCTTATCACATTTGAACTTAATACAAGGCTCTGCATCGCCCCAATGCTGGACACTATAAGCTGCATCAACAGCATCAAGAATCCCTTTCGAGAATCTTGCTTCACCTTTTTCGTTTGTTTGGAACGCAGATACAACCATGATATTGGTTTCTTGCGCGAGTTGTTTTAGACTTTTAGATATTTCTATCTGTTCAGTCCAATCATATTGACCTGAGCGGCCTGGAGCGTTATGGCGTCTAACTTGGTTTAGGTAGTCTACTATTACCATTCCTAAATCAGGGAGCTGTGCTTGTTTCTGTCTTACTGTACTAATAACTTTAGCAACTGTAAGTGCAGGGTCATAGAATACATCTATCTGAGGATTATCTGCTAGTGGATTACGAGTAAGTTCGTAATGGAACTTATCGAAGTCGCGATGACCTTTATAATTGGTCAAAGCTTCTCCACCATTGTCAAATCTATCAGCCCACCATTCTGCAACTTTATCCCACTCCAGAGGAGAAAGATTTTTAGTTTTAACACGATTGGTAGGAACACCTGTCGCAATAGCACATACTCTCTGTAGTATTTGTCTACTATCCATCTCGATTGTGAAGTATAGTACTGACTTTTGTTTCTGCTGAGCAGCCACTGCTACATTACAACAGGTAAAAGACTTACCACCACCACGCTGTCCGCCAATAACGACCAAGTCCTTGGGAGAGAATGTATAGTCTAAATCATACTCTTGATTCAGACCTAGTGGAAGGAACTTAGCTAAGTCCTCCTCACTATCAAATAACTCAATAGTTTCCATACTTTCATTATCATCTGAGGTTTCGACTTGGTCTTCAACCTGAACTACTATCTCTTGTAATAAGTCAATGTTCTCACGAGCATCGCCTATCGCAATCTGATTTTCTACAAAGTTCTCGACTCTATGAAGTATTTCATTTTGAGTGAATTGATTCTTTAGATAGTCTAAAAGTAATTCGCTTGGAACATCTGTCTCTACAGTTTCTATTGCGAATACTTTTTCTTGTAATTCCCTAGAACGAATCTCTAGTTTGAGGTCTTCGAAAGTAGGGAGTGCATGATATTTATGAACATGCTTATCAACTATTTTCCATATTTTTCGGTACTCACCTTCAGGCAAATAGTGTTCCTTGAGACTATTCCATGTCCCAAATTCACTGTTCGATATTATCTGCTTAAGTAATGCACTTTCTAAAGTCAATTCGTCTCTCCCAAAACAAAAAAGCGGATAGACTAGGATAGCCTACCCGCCGACAAGTAATAAGTTATTAACCTATTTCTTTTCTAGCTGCGCCATTGTAATCAGCACATTGTAAGCCTCTTCTTGTAAGCATTGTTTTCACGCCTCTTACAGTTTTGCCGATTTCATCAGCAATGTCTTCAACTGACATATCAGAAATATCCATGTCTGCTAAAGGGTCAGCTTTACTGTTACCAACTACATTTTCTTGCTTAGGTATAGCATTGATTTCTCCTGCTCTAAGTAGGGATAATGCTTTACCTCTAATTGAGTTAACGCTTCTGCCAAGGCTTTCTGCGATTTGCTCAATAAATGCACCATCGTTTACCATTGAAACAAATGTTGCTTCTTCGTCTTCGTTGTAAGACTTAACTGTCTCAACTTTAGGAGCTGGTTTAACATGCTCTGTAAGTTGCATTGACAAGATTTTACCTTGAATTGATTTTGCACTAAATGCTCCACCTTCAAAGTTTTCAGCGATTTCTGCATATGTGTAGCTACCGCTATTGTCTTGTACGAAGTTAGATAATGTAGATTCTTGCTCATCTGAGAAAGCTTTGCTTTGTGAAGCAGATGCTAACTCAACATCGAATCCCATTTTTCTTAATTTGCTAGATACACTTCTTACTGAAGTTTCTAGTTCGTCAGCTGCGTTAGCAACTGTTGCCTGTGAAACAGGGCTTTCTGACCCAACAAAATCTGTTAGTTGTTGAGTTCTTTCATCAGTCCATTTTGGTAATGCCATGATTATAATTCTCCTAAAAATTTCACTATATTATTTATTATAATGACACCTCGGTCACGAGCTGTCTGTGTTTTGGCTGACTCAATTCCACTTTCATTTACTAAATAATTGCAGTCTTTAGTCAGACTTGATTTAACTACAAATCCTTTACTTTCTAATACCTTTTGGGCATGAGCCTTTGTAGGGTAACTTTTTAACTTTCCTGTTATACACACGACACCTGTGACCTCTTTCTTTTCTACTATTTTATTCTTCCAATTGAAGGGTAAGTTGTCTCTGTATTGATTTGGGTAGTAATCCATTTGTAGCCAGTTGAGAATGCTCTCAGTAGCTTTTGGTCCAAGTCCTGCTTTACTGCAAGTTGACTCGTTTATTTCTTCTACATCTGATACTACACTACATAACTTTGCAGCAGCAGTCCGACCAATAAGTGGTATGCTAAAAGCTGGAATGAGTTCTTGAAGTTTACTACTTTTCGACTTCTCTATCTCTGCAACCAACTTAGTAGCAATTTTCTCACTACCTAATCTACTTTGTATATCTTCTACAGTAAGTTGATAAATTTCAGAATAGTCTTGAATCTGTAATTTATTTATTGTTGAAGGGCCAAAGCCCTTTATCTTGAGTGTTGAAGTAAAGCCTTCTAACTTTTTATCCCATTGTGCAGGACATTTCGGATTCCTACAAAACAACTGTTCGTTTACCAACTCGAGGTGTGAACCACAAGCAGGACATTCAGTTGGTGGTATAATTTGTTTCACTTCTTCTTCTCTCTCTCAAATATATAATATATTATATATAATTTTTGGGCTTGTGTCAAGAACTATTTTTGAAATTGCTACCAAAAGTTGAGACTAAAATTTAGTCCTCCTCGTAGATGTGGGTATCTTCTTCATAAGACCAACGATGTCTTA